TTCTCAATATATATAACATCACCAGAATCATGATCTAACTCTGGAGCTGCATATCCAGAAGTGAAACTTACATTATTCACAGTTGAAGTAACTGAGGTATCAGGAGTTGCTGTAGCACTAGATGTTTGTCCAGTAATTACATTGGCTGCTGAAAATGCCGTTAAGTTTCCATTACTATCCAAACCAGCATCATTATGACGAGTTTGAATATAATATAAAATTTTATTTACAGCATCCCATTCAACAACTTTACCAACAGCGCCAGTAGTTGCTTGATTGATTTCTTCGTCCACAGTAAATGTACCAGGAGTTGGAGATGATGCAATTTTTATTGAATATGTTGCTTTTAAAGTTGTTGCTGTTGTAGCAGAACCACCTGAAGTAGGATCTCTTAATAATAAGACTTCTCTAAAATCATTTACTGCTGAAAAGTCACCAGAAGCTGCTGCCTCAGTTCCTTCTAAATTTGTATTCATCATTATGAAAAATGCACCTAATTCGTTTTTAGCATTATCACCATGTCCACCTCTTGGTGGAATAATTACATCTAATTCAGTTCCAGTTAAATTTGTTGCTCCAGCACTTACTATTTGAGCATTACTAACAGTTCCAAATGTGTAACCAGTTCCTGCGGTTGTTACAACTACTGCTGTTACTGCTCCACCTGAAACAGTTACTGAACATACGCCACCGGTTCCATCACCTCTGATTGCAATTCCTGTTCGAGTACCGTTTGTACCACCAGATCCTGCAGTTTTAATTATTATGTTATTGATAGCTCCATTAACAGCAGCTGATATAACATTTGTTTGAGTTGTTTCGGCACTAGCGTTTTCAGTCACTGCCATAAAGTCTGTTGACGTAAAATTTGTTTGTTGAGCTGATGATAACGTATATAAGAATTTCCATTTATACCCATCGCCTGTTGCTAAAATAGTTGTTGATGTTCCAGTAGGTTTTACTGTTGAGGCAACATTACCATTATTATCTAAACATTTATAAACATTGTAAGCGTCTGTCATAACATAAAAAGTAGCATCAAATAAAGTTGTTGCTCCACTATTTGATGTAATTTTAGTTGAAGTAGAACCTGTTTGGAACTCTCCATAGTCGTGTCTGTAAATATCATATGTAGTACCTGTTGTCCAATTTCTTCTAGGAACAACAAAATTTACATCTGAAGCTGTAATTCTTTTAATAGCAAGTAGATCATCATAACTGTAATTTTCAGTTGCTACTGAATCTGAAGGAGTTGTTGGTGTTAAATCTGTTCCTTCGTATTCTGTACGACTATCTCCTCTTGTTAGGGTTGCCCAAGATTGAGGTCTACCTATTCCTAAGTAATATACACTGGGTGAAGCTTCTCCGAAAGATTCTTCAAATTGTTCTGAATTATGTATTCTAAATTTGTTTGTTATGATTGCGGGCATATGATTTAATTAATTTATAATCCTCTTTGTTATATTTATAAAGGTTTTCATTAGATTTTACGATCCTGCTCCGAAAAGTGTTTTAAGCACAGTACCATCGGATGCTAATATCTGTAAATTTGTAGCGCCTGTTAATTGAGTAGATGTTATTTGATCGGCAGCTAATGTCATTGTTACATTACCAGAACTATCTCCATCAATCCAAGTTGTAGTTGTTGTGCCATCATAACCAGTAATTTTTAATTGTCTGTCACCAGTAGCACTACCAGCATCTACTACACCTATAATTACATTACCTGAACCAGAACTTATGTTTTTACCTGCTTGCCTTCCAATTCCAATATTATTAGTTCCTGCGTTTACTTTTAATGCTTGATAACCTAAAGACGCACTTCCAGATGGATTACCACTTAAATTTGATTCATTTCCAATTATAGTATTTGAACCACCACTTGTGAGGTCTCGACCACTATTGTATCCCAAAGCTGTGTTGTCATCAGCTACAGTAATTGCAGCTAAAGAACCAATCCCAACGCCAACATCTCTATTAGCATTACTTAAAGTTCCAGTTGTTGCATGACCAACTAATAAAGAATTACCAAAATTAGTACCACCTTTTTTACCTGGTATAACTTCACCACCTGTAATAGTTAATAAACCTGCACTGTCACCAGAAATCCAAGTTGTAGTGTTTGTACCATCATAACCATTAATTATTAATTGTCTATCTCCAGTTGCAGAACCAATATCACCAGTACCAATAAAAACATTTCCATTACCACTTGTTAAATTGTCAGCACTTTCGTAACCCAAAGAAATATTATAATTTCCAGTAGTACTTCTGCTTGCGTCTTTTCCAATACCAATATTTCCAGTTCCAGCACCTGATCTACCAGCCATTTCTCCAATAAAAACACCTTGTATCGGAGTACCTGAATAAGAACCAGCACCATAACCAATCGCTGTATTTGATTGACCACTACTTAAACCATTAAAAGATAAACTACCAACACCAGTATTTTTATCTCCACTAGTTAAGCTACCTAAAGAACCATTACCAACTCCAGTATTGTGCGTAGCATTACTTAAAGTTCCTGTTGTTGCATGACCAACTAATAAAGAGTTTGTAAAATCTGTTCCGCCTAGTTTATGTGCAAGGCCAGCTCCAAGAAGTGTTCCGTTGGCTGTAATTGTTCCAGGTGTAACTAGATTACCAGAACTATCTCCACTAATCCAAGTCGTAGTTGTTGAGCCATCATTACCAGCAATTAATAATTGTCTATCTCCAGTTGCACTTAGAGCATTAACACCACCAAGAATTACATTTCCATCACCAGAAGTAACATTATTTCCAGCAGAATTACCAATTAAAGTATTTTTATTCCCAGTAACATTTCTTCCAGCATTTCTTCCTACAGCTACATTATTATTTGCTGATCCAGCAGTACCTAAAGCAAACGCTCCAATTCCTACATTTTCATCACCAGTTAATGTACCAACACCACCAGCACTTGTACCAATAAGAGTATTTTGAGATGTTGTTGTTAATCCAGCACCAGCCATTCTACCAATAACAGTGTTACTATGTCCAGTTGTAATTGCTGTACCAGCTCTATAACCTACACCTACATTGTCATCACCAGAAGTTAAAGCATCTAAAGCTTCAATTCCAATTCCAGTATTTTCTTTAGCATTATTTAAAGCTCCTGTTATTGAGTGGCCAACTAATAAACTTCCTGTAAAATTAGCTCCTTGAACTTTACCTGGGATTGCGTTACTTAAAAGAGACCCATCTCCAAAAGCTGTGTAAATTTCGTTAAAGTTATCGTTGATTAGATCACCACCAACTCTTAAAGTAGAGCCGGTTCCGTCATTTGCGGTTGATCCAATGTTGATTGTTTGTTTAGCCATAATACCTTAATACCTCTAGTCTATATTTATACGTTAATTTTTATCCATTGTAACAGTACCGCTGTCAAATGTTAAATAAGTTCCAGTGTACGTTACATCTCTATTGTGTGTTATTTGAGTAGGTAACGCAAAATTTGTTCTTAATGTTTGTCCATCTTTATTAGAAGTCATTAAAAATATAGCGTTTTGACCATCTAAAGAAGAACGAGTACCTGTAACTAAAATATTGTTTAATTCTTTAAAATTAATACCAGAGTGAGTATTACTAGTTCCAAATGCTGTATTAGCAAACTTATTTAGTGTACTAAATCTAGGGCCTGCTGAAGCAAAACCTTGAACTATATTTACATTGTTTATTACTCTTCTAACTCTACTTAGGTATGTAATATTAATAGGTGTTCGTTTTAATGTTATATCTCTAGTACTTGAAGTAAACGGTGATACTGTACTACTAAGAAAATCAGGTTTACCCACTAAATGAGCGTTTGCTCTTAATGAAGTTCCATCATCAACTGTACCTAATCTTCGACCAATAATACTAGAGAACAAAGTATTAAGTATGCTGAATAGTGGAGTTTGAACTCCGCCTGATACAATTCCTGTAATTGGGAAAGTAATTCTAGCATTGATTCTACTTTCTATATTAACTTGACCTGTAAAATAAAATCCTGAAGTGTGCATAGTTTTTTTGAAACTATCTCTCCAGTCATTTATTGTTCGGCCAACTTTAATAACATAAGAAAAATCTTGATAGTATAAACTATCTTGTACTCTCATTGATGTTTGTGAAATTTGACCATCTTGTGATAAATATGCGCCTGAAGTATCTACGACACTACCAATAGTCATAGTAGAAGTTGCTAAATCATTTTTCGCAACGATTGCTTGTGCGCCGCCTGCTGATGTTATTGTTGTATTTACTGCGAACGATCCTGTTGGACTTGAAACTTTTAAAATACCTGTGTTTGGTTTGTAAGATACAACAGTTGCTGTAACTGTAACTGAACTAGTATTAACTCCAGTAACTGTTTCTCCTGTTACATAAGAACCTGATAAATTTTTTACTATTATATAACTAGGTAATGCTACTGTAGGTGGAGTAGGAGTTGCTTCATATCCGAAACCTGACTCAATAACTTTTAATCCTAATACTCTACCAATATCTGCACCATAGGCAAATATAGTTGCTCCGCTACCAGTTGTGTCATCTACTACGACAGTAGGTAAAGATTTATAATTATTTCCGGCATTAATAATTCTAATATCTGTTATATCACCTGTACCTGTACCACTCTCTTGTACAAGTTTATTTCCTGTGTACAAATCACCTCTAGTAGTTTCATCTTCAAATACAATATGATCTTCCGTTAAAGAAGTTGAATCTTCTTGGATAAATCCACCATTAACAATTGAAACTTTTGCTTTAACTGATCCGCCACCTGTTCCAGTATTTGTAAATATTAAATCATCGCCAATTTGATAATTAACACCACTATTGCCAATTATAAATTCTGTGATCTTACCTCGACCAACAGCTTCAATGTGAACATTAGCTCCTTGACCACCCCCCGTAACCGTAACTGTATCATTTTCATTATATAAACTTCCATTATTAATTATTGTTTGTGTAGCAGGTATACCTGTAACAGAAGCTTTGATGTAACTATCGTCAGCGTCGGTTTTTGTACCTTTAATAATTTCATTAATTTGAAAAG